CCATGAAGTAAGGATTTTATATCCTTCTTCATGGACCTTCTCTTAATATGATTGTGTGTCGTTAACCGCGACACCCGGCAATCATACATATTCAGAGCATAACATTGCTCCAATACAAATCTTTTAAAGGCGATTTGTGAAGGGGCAAACCCCCTTGACATCTAGTCTTTAGTATAGATATGGAGACCTGCAGAGAAACTTTAATTAGTTTGTTTGTAGGATTATGTAAGAATATGATATTTCAACTACCGTACCGAATAATAAATAATTCGTTAAACGAGTTGAGCTTTAATTAGAACTGTTTAGTAGTTGAACAGTTTGTTTGAAATTTTACCTCAGCCTAGGGAGCCTACCCTATACCAAAGCAAACCCTTTCTGGACTTTATTAGTTAGTTGTGTTGAAACCCGCAACCGAATCTATTGAGTTCATTAGCCAAAATAAATGTGTTATTAACAGAGTTATTCTGAATGATTCGCATAGACTTTTTGTAAGCTATTGTACCCCCTCATATTGAATTGATTTCTATTATATTTCTCACCCGCAGTAGGGTTGAACGAGAAATTAGATCTAACATGAAAATATGAACGATGGGACTTTAGAGTGCAATTAACTCGACGAACAGAGAGTTATTTTGCTCAATATAAATGATATTATATGTGTTTACTTGATGACAACCTGAATCAGGAGGCTTGGCAGCCTACATTTTTTGCATCACTAATATTATTTTGAGACATTTTTATAGATGATCTTTGCCAAAGATCACATTTTATTTACGCTATAGTTATTTTAGCCCGTTGAGGCTAGGTTTTATTCCCACCCCAAACATGACAAGTTACCTATTCGAGGAAACAAATGTAAATATGCCACAGGGAATCTGGTTAGCAGCTTTATTGTTGTTAATTTCAGTTGTGATTTATTCGTTTTTCACGCTATCACCACAGTCCGGATATGGACAATCAAAGTGGGACAGAAAGCAACAAAACGAGAAAACGAGTCGTTCCCGTAAGGAACGCGCACAACGCGAGAAGCTTGAACGTCAAGCAGAAAATAAGGCCAAGAGAAAATTACACAATTCTCAGAAACCTTTGAAATCGCAAAGTTCGAAGCAAGATTTTATGAATCTTGGTGTAGACTTTTCCGAACATATGATCAACACGTTCGGACACCATTGGTTGGCTTTACGAGAGCTAGCAGCAAATTATAATTTTAATTTGTTTTCATTACCATCTTTTCCTAGTATGGATAGTATTTCAGATTTATTTGAAAAATATTATTCCACAATTAAGGATAGCGACATTTGGACTGATTTTTATGATATCTTAACGTTAATTATTACGTTAGGATGGATCAAAAAGATTAATTTGGTTGTAAAAGGTATTCCGTTATTTGCAACGGAACCTTTACGCCGTAAAGTTAGTATTTTTGAATTGTTCGAAAAAGTTGCTGCTTTTGGTAAGAAACTTATGGGATTGTGCCTTATTTATTTCCAGACAGGAGACATTTTGTCTTTTTTCGCTAGTGAAAGAAATAGTGCATATGATGATGAGTATACTACCTTGATGCAACAAAAATTGCATCTAGAAATAGGACGTGGAGCTGATTTAGATGGTGAGACTTTTGACCGACGTGTGTCAGAGTTCATTACTAAAACCACTGTTTTATTAGACAATTGTAAGGTGTCAGAACGCAGTTATTATTCTTCACGTTTGAACAACTTGAAGCAAGTAGTAGCAGCTCGTTCTTTAGCAAAGAAGGACGGCATTCGTATTAAGCCATATGGCATGTTATTATACGGAGGTTCTGGAGTTGGTAAGTCAGCGATTTCCAATGCATTAGTTCGCTTTGTATTGAAAGTCAATGACAAGGACAGTAGTCCACGTGCCATTGTTACATTAAATCAGGATGATAAGTTTCATTCTGAGTTCCAAACTCACCATAGTGGTGTTATTTTGGACGATATTTGTAATACCAATTTACAATTTGCCGATGGATCGCCTACTACTTCAATTATTATGTTTTTAAACAACATTCCGATGGCAGCCCTTAATCCAAATGCGGATATGAAGGGAAAGATTATGATTGAGCCTGACGTAGTTATTGGAACTACAAATGTTAAGGATCTTCAATCTACTCAATGCTCAAACGAACCGTTGTCAATCAACCGTCGTTTCGAAGTTACAATTACTCAGCGCGTCAAGCCAGAGTATTGCAAACGTGGAACACAGATGCTAGATAATAGCAAGATTGCGCATATGTCGAGTGACCAATTTCCGGATTACGCTTTATTCACTGTTCAGACACCAAAGTACAGTGCTAATAAGACGAATGATAAATTTTTATCTGGAAAAACACGTTCAATCGTGTACGAAACCATTGAACATGATGGTAAGTTATTGGAAGATATCGAAATTGGAGAATTGCTTGGATTTTTAAAGGAGAATTCACGTGAACATTTTGAGCGCCAGGAGGCCTTTGTCGCAGGACAGAGGACTCTCCAGGAAATGCCTTTATGTGAGTGTGATATGCCAGTGCAACATTGCACTTGCTGTCAACTTGAAGATCAAGCAGGAATCCCGTATTACAATGAAGTTATGGATTATTTATACACTTTGGAAGGAGATATTTGCATGTGGTTTTCCGCTTTGCTAGTATCACTTTTCAATTCAAAATATGGTTATTATATTTTAGCCTTTTTGAACCGTGGTTTATTGAAATCCATTATTATTAATAGTTTACCTCATTTGCTTATTGCCATTGCTATGGCACTTCTTTCCGATATTACTGGAGAGAAGTATGGAGCTATGAAAATTATTATGATTATTTCATTGTATTTGATTTATGTTTTAGGACGCTTTTGGTTTGTTCGCAAACAGATTGTTAAGAATTGGACGACCGTTACACGGCCGTCTGTTTGGTTACGCAATTTGTCTTGGACAACGAAGAAACGCATTTTAACATTTGTCTGTGCTGTGGGAGTTTGGAAGATTGTTGTGGAATTAGTCCGCAGTTACAATACTCTGAATACGAAGCAAGCAGCACCGTGTGTCACACTTGAGCCTGACATGAAACCATACCAGAAGACAACAGAATTCTGGGATGTTCATTCTCGTGAAAGAGCTTATCAGTATGGCAATGCAGGCGCTTCCGAAAGTTCCATGACCACTTCACACCCACAATTGTGTGAGATGGTAGGAAAACGTCTGTTATTTATCCAGAAAGAGGATGGAGAAGTATGCAATGCTATACCATTATGTAACAATGTATTACTTATTCCGAATCATTTCGTGACACAAGAAACTACTTTCATTACGTTGACTAAGGTTGGAGGACATACTTTTAAGAATGTTCCTTTAGCTAATAGTATGTGCAAGCGCGTGGCTGGCACTGATTTAGCTCTATGGTATGCACCAGGAGCTGGAGAACATCGTGATATGATTGAATACTTTCCTAAGGATATTGATTCCGATAAGAAAGTTTCTGTCAAGACCGTTTATAACAATAATGGAAAGAGTGTTTTATATGGAGATATGACTGCAATTCGCGGTCGTGTATTTACTAATACGGGAACGTATTCGGGATACAATTATTATTTTCCAGTGGAGACATTCGGTGGATTGTGTATGGCAACATTAATTGGAAATGCGCGTGGCATTCCATTTATTGCCGGTGTGCATTTAGCTGGACGTGGACACAAGGGAGCTGGTGGCTTTGTCACTAGAGCCCAATTGTATCAAACGTTAGAGCAGTTGGAAGCAATGCCTTGTGTATTGTTGTCCACAAATGCAACACCAATGGAAACTCAAAGTATGGGAGTTAAGTTTGGTCCGTTAGAAAGACCACATCCCAAGTGTCCAACACACAATTTGAATTCTGACGCAAAAATCAGAATTCATGGAGGACATACCTTGAGTCGTTCATCACCAAAGTCTGCAGTAGTTAAGTCAGTTATTTCTGCCGCAGTAACCGAGGTTATGGACATTTCCAAGCAACATGGTCCACCACCAGAAATGGATGCCCCCCGTCACAAGGAGGTTGATATTGCTGGTAAGGTAGACACAGCTTCAAGATTTGATGCTGATTTAGTAACTAAGGCTTATATTGATTATTCAGCCCAGTTAGACAAGTTACCAAAGGAGGAATTATCCAAACTTGGTAAATTATCTGATGATGCTAATTTAGCAGGTCTAGATGGAGTTACAGGAATCAATTCGATCAATTTTTCGACTTCTGTAGGTTGGCCCAATAAGGGACCCAAAACACAGTTCGTTGAGAAGTCAGATCGTCATGTCGAAGGCATTACATGCCCTAGAGATGTTGATCCTTCCATTTTAGAAGAAGTTGCTCGTTATGAGCAGATGTTGTTGAATGGAGAGAGCATTAATGCTGTCTTCAAGGCTTCGTTGAAAGATGAGCCGACAAAAGTAGGAAAGGATAAGGTGCGTGTATTTGCCGCAGCTAATTTTCCTTTTGTGTTTTTGGTTAGGAAGTATTTTCTTACCGTTGCAGCGTTAGTGCAACGTAATAAGGAAACTTCCGAATGTGCTGTTGGAACAGTTGTCCAATCACCTGAATGGACACAATTGTATGAACATATTGGTAAATTTGGCTGGGATCGTGCTATTGCAGGAGATTATGCCAAGTTTGATGCTCGTATGAGTGTTCATTTCATGTTGATGGCTTTTAAGTTACTTATTAAGGTAGCTGAGAAGTCAGGCAATTATGATGAGGATGATTTGAAGATCATGCGTGGCATTGCTTCAGAGATTTCTTATCCAACATATGATTATTTTGGAACATTGTTACAGTTCATGGGATCAAATCCTTCGGGACATCCTTTGACTGTTGTTATTAACAGTGTTGTAAATTCATTGTACATGCGTTATGCATATTATGCTATTGCTAAGGAAAATGGATGGTGGCGTACACCAATCTTTTCCAAAGTTGTAGCTTTGATGACATATGGAGATGATAACATTATGACCGTAAAGGAAGGTTATGATGATTATAATCATACAGCCATTGCAGCTCAGTTTGCAAAGGTTGGCATTAAATACACTATGGCAGAGAAGGATGCTGAATCAGTACCCTTTATTCACCTTAGTGAAGCTTCGTTTTTGAAGCATTTCGCCGTATGGGATCCAGAGTTGAAATTATATCGCTCTCCCGTCGAGGAAACTTCAATTGCTAAGATGCTCCATTCACACTTGAGATCAAAAGTGTTGACTAAGGAACAATCTGGCGCCGAAGCAATTCAAAATGTAGCTCTTAAGTATTTTGAGTTTGGACGTGAGGTTTATACCGAACGTGTAGCTCAGCTTGAGAAAGTTGCACACGAATCAGGAATTCAAGGACTTGTAGGACCAATTATGTCTTATGATGATAGGCTTGCCTGGTATCGTGAAAAATTTGACCTTTAAGGTCAAAGCCGGCCCGGTGCTGGGGCCTCGTACCGGTACATCGCGCTTCCTCGTGCGGTATAAGCTAAATCTGGATGCATGTGTGAATTTAACGCATACTCACTGTAGGTTCTGAATTACCTATTGAGTGTGGACAGGTGCACATGTGGGCTTTGTATGTCGTTATTTAGCGACGGAGGTTGGCCACTCCAATAAAATAGCACTGTTATGTGTCGATTGATGTACCGTACATAATATTTCATTAAATATACATTACTAGTTTATATACAATAAATGAGACTGGTCCTACTCAGACGGACCACCATACCGCAGGTTATCCTGCAATTCATAGAGTTCATTCTTTCGATATGACGGAAGATTTGATCCGTTTAGAAGAACGTGTAAAAGAACTCAAAAACAAACTGGATAAGAAATACCGACATTGTTCTCAGTTGCAACGTCGTATTGACCATTTGGAAGACATGCTATTGATTTCGCAGTCTGGAGTGGTCAGTGATTCTGATCCCGCTCCTGGCACTAACGAGTCAGAGATGCAAGCAATGACAACTGAGCAAATTACGTCTTTTGCCGACCAGGATGCTGGTTGGATGACAGAGAAAGTAGGTATGTATGAACCGACTATGGATTTGGGTTCCAATTCTGATAGTGATCTGGGGAATTTTCTTCAGCGTCCTATTAGGGAATCCGCACAATCCTGGTTGGTTGGTCAACCTTTCTTTTATAAGTTTAATCCATGGCAAAAATTTTGTGAAAATGCATTTATTAATGATAAGATCAAAAATTATGAGCTTTTGCGAATGAAATTACATGTAAAAATTGTTATTTCAGGAACAAAGTTTCATTATGGACGTGCTTTGACTTCTTATAATCCTTATATTTTGGGTGATCAAGTTACCGTACAACGTAATTTCATTCAACAGGATTTGATAGGAGCTTCCCAAAAACCACATTTTTTCCTTAATCCAACTAAGAATACCGGAGGTGAGTTATGCTTACCTTTTTTCTATACAAAGAATTTTATGAGTATTCCTGGAGCAGATTGGGAAGATATGGGTGAAATTACGATTTCATCATTTGGTAATTTGTTGCATTCTAATGCTGGAGATGATCCAGTTACGATTACAACATATATTTGGGCTGAAGATGTTGTTCTTACAATGCCAACATCATCGAATCCTCCACTTCTAGCACAGTCTGGACGTAGAGGAGGAAAGATGAATGCATCTGATAAGAAAAATAGCATTTCAGCTAGTGACGAATATGGGCAGGGTATTATCTCCAAGCCGGCAGCAGCAATTGCTAAAGCCGCTGGAGCATTATCTCAATTGCCTATTATTGGTCCTTATATGACTGCCACACAGATTGGTGCAAATGCTACAAGCAGAGTTGCCAGTTTGTTTGGTTACAGTCGACCAAATGTAGTTACTGATATCCAACAGTTTAAGCCTATTCCTACGGGATTATTGGCTAATACTGATGCAGCTGACGCAGCCATTAAGCTAACTTTAGATAGTAAAGCTGAATTGACTGTTGATTCACGCACAGTAGGATTGGATGGAACCGATGAAATGGGGATCTTGGATTATGCCAAGAGAGAGTCATATTTGACTTCTTTCGCGTGGACACCAGGAGAGTCACCAGATACATTGTTGTGGAACACTCGTGTTTTACCAATGCAACTGGATAATGTGAATACAGAAATTCACATGACTCCTTTGGCCCACATGGCTACAGTATTCGAACAATGGCAAGGATCGTTGAAATTTAGGTTTCAGATTGTGAAGAGTGATTTTCACAAAGGTCGTATTCTTGCCCGTTGGGATCCCAATGGTCTCACATCCGATGTCAATTATAACACTAACTACTCGCGAGTTATTGATATTGCCGAAACGGATGATTTCGAGATTGTTATTGGGTGGGGTCAAGCGACCCCATGGAAACAATGCGGACTCCCATTTGATACGGGGTCCAATTTTTCCGATGTTCAACGTCTGCTTCCCACCACTGGTGAGGGCAATGGCGTGTTGGAGCTGGCAGTGCTTAATGACCTTGTGTCACCAAGTGTTGATGCTCCTATTTCGATCAATGTTTTCGTATCTGCATGCGATGATTTCAAATTTGCAGGTCCTAAAAACATCAGTCTTAACGACTACCATTTGTTTGCTCCTCCTGAGACATTACTTGCTCAGTCAGGAAAGCCAAATGTTGAGACTGGTGATCTTACTATGTCTGATAAACCGACTTCGTCTGGCGAAGTTATGGAAATAGCAAGTAAGAGTGATCCAGAGGACGCCACATACCTAGTGTATTACGGTGATCCGCCCTGTTCCATTCGTGAATTGTGTAAACGATACACTTTCACACGTTTTTGGTATCCACCTACAGCTAATGCAAATGCTATTAGGATTAATGGATTAAGGAACAAGGCAATGCCTTATTATACTGGATATGATGTCCAGGGTATTGATACAGCGCAAGATGGTACAACCTTGTTGACTGTTGGCCCCACAGCCTACAGTTCATGGTTTACACCGTCTTATGCCGGAGTAAGAGGTGCTTACAGGAAGAAATATTTCTTTTCTGCGCCCTCTACCAGACAAACTCCATTAGTCGTACGTGATGACGATAGGCAGTTTGGTAATGGTACGTTTTTTAACTCAGAAATTTTATTGAGTACAGGACGTGCTGTTCTTCAAAAGTATTTATCATCAAGATGGGCAGTAAATTCCGGTAACGGAACTGCTGCTACTAATCTTGGGATTAATAATGCTATTGAAGCCGAATTTCCATATTACAGACCTACTCGATTTTCTGCCGCGAGAACTATTCGCGCACAGGAATTGGAGGTCAATAGTCATACAGTAAGAACTACTGATGTCAATGCACCAGATTTCTTTGCAAATCCTCAGCAGTATTCAACTGCTTACCAGCAGCATGATGCTGTTGGAGAGGATTTTGCATTGTTCTTCTTTACAGGTGTACCTATTTATTATAAGTACTCCATGGATGAAACTTCCTAAATTTTTATACAAATTACAATTACATAATTTATATATATTACCACTCTAGTGTCGTAAGATTCTCGGGAGTGGTTCTTATTTGTTTACGAGAATCGTTCGTCAGGATGAATAAATCCTGATAAATCTACCGGTTGGCCCGGTAGTACCCCTCTAGCGAGGGGTGAGATGAATCTAACTTTTATAGTTTTGATCCTGGTATTTTACCTTGAGATTCGTCTCGAGGCTTTGCGCTAGGTCAAAAATTTAAGAGTCAGACATCTCGCCTGTACTTTTCAGCCAAAAAATTTCGGTTTTTGGTCTTCGTTCTTTGAAGATCTTTTAACTACCATTTTTGTTGAAGAGTATTAGTTC